TTTTCCACAGGTTACTAACAGGTAAAACGGCGACTATTTGACAAGGGGCCGAGCGGGCCTTATTTATAGGGGCCTAACGCCGACAAACTATTGACGAATAAGGGGCCTTCCAGACTCCGCCCAGACCGTTTTTATGCCTTGGCCCTTGCTATGGTATGCCTTATAAAACGGTGAAAGAGAAAGATAGCCAGCCCCGTAGGGCCGATATTAGCTAAAATCGAAAACCCAAAAACCTATAAAACCTTATAATTAAATAACTTGCCTAAAACGGCACTATTATAGAAAACTACGAAACGAGCCCGGGCGGGCTAATTTAGTAATATAGCCCGAATAGGCTAATTTACTAAATTAGCCCGAATGGGCTATATTACTAAATTAGCCCAAACGGGCTAATTTACTGAATTAGCCCAAATAGGCTATATTACTAAATTAGCCCAAATGGGCTAAAATGATAGTAAAGCCCAAATGGGCTAATTTAGTAATATAGCCCAAACGGGCTCAGTCAAATAGTTGACGTCAAATATTTGGCGTCAAAATATTGGCGTCAAATTATTGACGCGTCAAATATTTGACGTCAAAATAATGACGCGTCAAATAATTGGCGTCAAAAAAATGGCGTGTCAAATATTTGGCGTCAAAAAAATGGCGGTTGGGGAGGGGGGACCCCCAAGCCTCGCCCACCCCCCGGGCCATGGCTTGCGAATTACGCGTAATTTTTCGATTTTGGGAATTATATATGTGGCTACATTAAAATACGCCCGCCCGGGCATTAGCACTTAACGCTTGACAGGGCCCCACCCCTGTGGTAGCTTCGCCCAAAATGGCTAACAAGGAGAACCAAGGCGTATGAAGACTACAGATAAGATTTGCATTACAGGTTTTGGGCCCACAAAAGATGCGGCCCCGCTCGATGATCCGTCATGGACGTTCTTCGGCCTCCCGTGGGACGCCAACTGGCGACGATACGACCGATTGTACGAGATGCACTCGCAGGACGTCCTTCAATTGTCCAACTCCGTGGTGATAACGGAAGAATGGGACGGGGGACGGATCGTAACCCAAGCCCACAGGCCCCAGAACTACTTCGCAATCCTCAAGGAGATAGCGGGCGATAAGAACAAAACCCTATATATGCAGGACAATTATTTCGGTGGGGTCGTACCCTACCCTTTTGATAAGGTAGTGAAGGCGACAAGGGATTATTTTATATCCTCGGTGACGTACATGATCTCCCACGCTATATCATTGGAGCCGAAGACCTTGGCGGTGTATGGCATCGACTTGTCCGGGAATGACGAGTGGGCGTATCAACGTGCTTGCGTGGAGTATCTACTGGGATTGGCGGAAGGCCGGGGCATCGAAGTGATCGTGCCAGATGATTCTTGGCTATTGAAGTTCCAACCCGAACGAGTCCGTTTCGGCGCAATTTTGATTGAATACCATGAACGATATGGTATGCTGGGACCCCAGCCGCAGAAGTTTGAGCGGTGGGTATAACGAATGGCTAACCTGTGGAGCGTAAGAGAATGACACCTGAACAAAAGAAAAGAGCCCGTAAGGAGGGTGGGGACATTACTAAGCTCACCCCCAGACAAATGAAAAGACTAAAAAAGATTGCGGAGGATCAGAAAGAAGAACGCGAAAAGAGGAGGGAGTATTTAAAGGGCGTCCGTATGAGGGACGTAGATGCAGAGTTGGCGGATAACAAAGCCACGTTAATAAAGAGAAAAAGGAAACGAAAATGACAGACGAGTTTACTAATCTCCCGGCCGAGTCTAGGCAGAAGCAGAAGAAGAAACACCCCGCTGGCCCCGGTAGACCTAAAGGGTCAAGCAATGGGGATACTTCGTATAAGGTTACCGAGGAGCATCGCCATCAGGTTATGGTTGGCGCAGCCCATGGCATTAGACAGGATGAGTTGTGCAAGATCATCGGCATTTCGCCGGTGACCCTCCGCAAGTATTACCCTGACGAGTTGAAGTTCGGCAAGACCATGGCGAACGCCAAGGTTGGAGGGGCGTTGTTCTCCAAAGCAATGGAGGGGAATGTTACCGCCCAGATTTTCTGGTTGAAGTCACAAGCCGGTTACAGAGAGGCCGACCGGCTCGAACTCACTGGAGCGAATGGGAAGCAGTTGGTAAATCTTACGGAGACCGACAAGGAGCAACGAATGCTGGCCGTGCTACAGAAAGCGTTTAAGAAGGAAGTCAAAACGATTGATATCGACCCAGAGTCGAGAGCCAACTAAATGTCGGATGATCTCACTTCACTGTTAGAAAGATATAATAATCTGCCTCCGGCTGAAAAAGCGGAAATTGATAAGATGTTACTGGAAGACGCCGAAGAGGTACCATGGCGACCGCTCATCAATTCCAAAGAGCCCGATCAGATAACACCGCAAAAACAGGCGTATGATTCCCCTGCTGATGTATTACTATTCGGGGGTGCGGCTGGCGGTGGTAAATCTAGTTTAATGATTGGGCTCGCTCTCACAGCCCACACCAAGTCGGTGATTTATCGACGAGAAGTCAAGCAATTGGGTCCGATAGAGGAAGAGATAACTCGGATCAGAAAGACACGGCACGGATTTAATGGGCAGTTACATCGTTTTGACTTGGGGAAAGGGAGGGCTATACGCCTCGGGGGTATGCAGTATGCGGGGGATGAGGTTGCTTATCAGGGAGATCCCCGTGACCTCATTTGTTTCGATGAATTAACTCAGTTTCTAGAGAGTCAGTTCAGATACGTTACCACATGGAATCGATCAGCCGATGCCTCCCAGAGGTGTAGGATCGTTTGCGCTACAAACCCCCCGACCAGTTCGGAAGGGCAGTGGGTAGTGGATTATTGGGCTCCATGGTTAGACACAGAACATCCCAACCCAGCTAGACCGGGCGAGTTGCGCTGGTATATATCAGATTCAGAGGGTGAAGACCAAGAAGTAAGCGGTCCGGACCCCGTCTGGCAGGATGAAGACTGGGTTCAGCCCAGATCAAGAACATTTATCCCTTCATCTGTGGATGACAACCCGTTTCTAACAAACTCCGGGTACAAGGCGGCGCTCCAAGCACTACCGGAGCCGTTACGTTCGCAGATGCTCATGGGGGACTTCACTGCCGGGGTGCAAGATGACCCGTGGCAAGTCATCCCGACCGAATGGGTCGAGAGGGCACAAGAGAGATGGACGGTTGACAGACCTCAAGGTGCAAAGATGGACGCACTGGGGGTCGATCCTGCCCGAGGCGGCAAGGATGACTTCGTTTTGACCCCAAGGTACGGCAATTGGTTCGGAGAACAGATAGTAAAGCGCGGCAAGTCCACTCCAGATGGTCCAACAGGCGCGGCGATATGTACTACATATCAGCGCAACGGGGCACCTTTAATGCTCGACATCATCGGAGGGGCGGGCGCGTCCATATATGATCACCTTAAAACCAATGGCTCTAATGTCGTAGCCGTTGACGGGCGAGCCAAGAGCCATCAACGAGACGACAGTGGATCACTAGGTTTCTATAATAAGAGAAGCGAGATCTGGTGGAGGATGCGAGAAGCTCTGAACCCGGATAGTGAGGAACGAATTGCGTTGCCGCCGGACAGAGATTTGAAGGTTGACCTCTGTGCCCCGCGTTGGCAGTTGACCGCTGGAGGGATACAAGTTGAAGGCAAATCCACAGAGTGCAAGGACGGCTTTGGCGATCTTAAAAAGCGTCTTGGAAGGTCCCCGGGAAAGGGAGATTCATGCGTGTATGCTTTACTTGAAGGAAAACGAACGGGAGGTCGAGGCGCTGTTAAACCCCCCGGACGAACTAACTCGAGATACAACCCACACAGAAACTGGAGAAGATAATGAGCGGACTTCAACCTAACACAGGGGCAAGCGCTCCAAGCACCCCAACCCCTCAAGCTCCTGTCGGGCCTCCTCAACGAGTTAGAGGAGAAGATTCACCGCTTCAGATAGAGGGCCGGTTCCCTCGGCTCCAACAATTCGTAAAAGACCAGAATATATCCCTCACTCGCGGACCGGGAGAAGGGTACGCGGAAATATTTCCTTTGGGGGAGGGCGGTAGCCCCGACCCAACTAGAAGGGTGGTACAGGTTCGCCCGCTGACCAGAGAGAAGGGGTTTGATCCCAACTCTGTAGCTTCGGCGGATGCCCTGCATTTCTTTGGAGGTGTAGACAGGGAGTCGGGTAAACCGTTGGACCCAGAATTCTACGGGCTAAAACAAGATTTCATCAAGAATATGTCCCCACGGGAGAAGCAGTTTGCCGATAAGAAGTTTAACGAAGCCAAAGCGGAAAAGCGAACTGGCACGAACTTCGAGTCTAAAGAGAGTTTCATGCAAAATGTTTGGGGAGACGCGCTTATACGAGGAGCTATATTTCCGGAGCTAATGTCCGACCCACAGGATCGGGAGGACCACAAAAACCAAGTCCACCTCACCGATAAACAGCGTGGTATCGTCAAACGGATGCAGCAATCGTTGTCCAGACAATGACAGACGAAATCCAACTCACGCCCGAAGAGGCTAAAAACGGCTGGACAAAGGAGTCACTTAAGGCGTATATTGTAGGTCGGCAACAGGCCCAAGCGAAAATAGTATATACTAAGAAGAGTAAAATGCCTTCTGAGCAGAACCACAGATACAATCCACATCACTGGAGACGATAATACTATGGCCGGAGCCGCAGCAGGGTTTGGTACGGAGTTCAGCGCCGGATACCAAAAGAACAATCCCGGAGTCACGGAGACCAGCAGTACATTCCCTAAACGGAAGAACGTCGGTCACCCGTTAACAGATTTCGTCCACACCATGGGGCAGGACTTAGGAAGAAAAGGGGCTGCACAGCTTGAATCTAAGCAGCGAGCAGCGGGCAAGACCTCAATGGGTAGCGCCCCGGCAAAAGTAGCCGCAGCGAAGGGAGCCACAGCAGGACGGTCCCCCGGTGGCAAACGTAGTCGTAAACACAACATAAGAGGATAACAAACTAGGATGAGCAAGAAAGCGAAAAAACAGCAGAACGGCACAGCCGTAATTAAACCCACGAATTCACCCGGTGGCAATGTCACCAGACCGGGGGCTAAATGAAGGCAATAATCTCCTTTCGAGGATATGGCGAACACCCACTGGGTTGGTTACTGAAAGACGGGTTCAAACACGTTGTGATTGCAGTTCTCACCCCTGACGGATATTGGGTTGAGATCGATTACGCCGTGGGGGTACCGATTGTAACGGTAATGGGCGGAGCCGATTTTGATCTGAACAAATTCTATATGGAACAAGGTTTTACCACCGTCGAGAAACAACAGACGATAAATAAGCAGTTCAAGTTCAATCTGTTTCGCGGGAATATTTTCGTTGCGAACTGTGTAGGGCTTGCCAAGGCGATTTTAGGTTTAGATAGTTTCGCAATAACTCCTTATCAACTTTACAAGAGGCTCACAACATGAGTATTTTCCCCGGCTTCGGCGGTGGCGCTCCAGCAGTGCCCCCGCCTCCGCCTCCTCCGCCCCCAATTCCGGAAAGAACGGACCCGGCTGTGGAGAAAGCAAGTCAGAACTTAGCCGCTAGTGAAGCGAAACGCCGTGGGCGTCGTGGCTCAATATTAACTTCAGGCCAAGGGGTACAAGGTGGAAGTCTTGTGCGTCCCGAAGCTGATGATAACTCGGTACTAGGATAATGAGATATAAAAGCATCGTACCCGGCGGGGGATCACCTCCAAGACCGGCTCCCCCTCCGCCCCCGCCTCCGCCGCCGCCTCCCCCGCCGCCTCCTCCCGAGCCGGAAGGAAAGGCCGTCGATAAGGCTGCTGCAAAGAAGGAAGTGTTAGCACGGCGCGCAGGACGTAAAGGCTCATCATTAACCGGAGCTAGAGGTGCAGCGGGTGGGCTAGGCATTATATCCCGACCCGGAGCCACTGGTGACGAATCTAAGTTAGGTTAATTACATGGCTGAAAAGAAGACTGACGAGGAGAAAGTCCTCGACCACATGAAACGACAGAGAGCGGCCTCCAATAGGAGGTCGCTGTTCGAGCAGCATTGGGACGACTTGGCACGAGTTCTATTGCCCAGAAGGCAGGGATTTGCCTCGAAGACCATGGATGGCGACCAACGTGTAGACGATGTGTACGATGGTACTCCTATGCAAGCGGCTCGGAGCCTTGCTAATACGGTAGGTGCTATGATCCGACCTGAAGGACAGGATCTTACGACGATACGGGCACGGGATGACAGTGTGAACCAGTCGGGCGAAGCCCAAGACTGGCTGGGCCGAGCTACGGAGATCCTGAACGACTCTATTCGGAATCCCAAAGCCAGATACAGGCAAGCCACAGGTGAAGTTGATCTGGACCTAGTCGTTTTAGGTACGGGCATCCTGTATGTAGGCATGGGTGACGCACAAAATCACCTGTTGTATCAGTCAGTTCACCTTAAAGACGGGTACCCCATGTTCAGTGACGAGGGGTTGCCGGTCGGTTTATATAGAACTAAGAAG